AACCGTAACAGCGGTGACTGGAACAATACGAGCTTTTCGAACGGGGTTTTCAATACCAAAGAACCGAATATCTATATGTTCGATGAATTAACCGAAATGACGTATCGTGATTGGTTAAATCATCCAGCGAGATTCATTTTAAATGGTGTACCGTTCGATGAACTCAGATGGGTTTATTCAGAACAAATGACCGATGATGAAAAGAAAGAACATCCCGAACATGATGTTACGGGTGGATTCTTAAAAGAATTCGATTATTCAAAGAATCGTCAAAATTGGTGGGATGAACTCGATACAGATGATAAGAAAACAATTAAATCACTACCAAATTTTAACAAAGAAAAATTCGAAAGGATTGTGGGTATCAAAATTGATTAAGTGTGAATTATATAGAGATTCGATGCAGAACTACAAGAAATATGCAGTTAGACCCGCACAGTTAATAATTGCTGATGTTCCCTATAACGTGGGAACAAAATTCTATGGGTCTAATCCGATGTGGTATAAGGGCGGTGATAACAAGAACGGTGAATCTAAATTTGCGAAGAAGTCAGCATTCAACAGCGATTTCAACTTCAATCTGTACGAGTACTTTCACTTCTGCTCGAAAATGCTCAAAAAGGATGATACAAAAGCCGTTGCACGTGGTAGAAGTTCCAACAGTCCATGCATGATAGTGTTCTGTTCATTCGAACAGATGGGAACTCTTATAGATGCGGGGAAGAAACATGGATTCGTGAATTATATTCCACTAGTATTCATAAAAAATTACAGTCCGCAAGTTTTGAAGGCGAACATGCGAGTTGTTGGAGCAACAGAATACGCATTAATTCTATATCGTGATAAGTTGCCTAAGTTCCGAAATGGTGTACAGGTTGACGAAAACGGAAAGAATATCAAAGGAACTGGGAAGATGATTTTTAACTGGTTCAAATGGGAAAAGGATTCAAAGGATGTTCCGAAAATTCATCCCGCACAAAAACCCGTTAATGTTATCAAACAGTTGATTGAAATATTCACCGATGAGGGTGATGTAGTCATTGATCCATGCTGTGGCTCGGGTTCGACACTCAGAGCATCATATGAACTTGGAAGAACATCTTATGGGTTCGAAATCGATAGAAACTTCTATCAGAAGGCTAAAGACGAAATGTTACGAGGAATGATTACAAATGATTAATCTATATCAACATCAGTTGGATGCACTAGAGCAAACTAAATCAATGAATAGGTGTGCTTATTATCTCGATATGGGATTAGGTAAAACATTTGTCGGTGCTGAAAAACTAATGATGTTACACGGTGAAAATCAACGGGATTTACTGATTTGTCAGAAATCGAAAATTGAAGATTGGATTGATCACTTCAACGAACATTACGATATACCAACATTTGATTTGACAAATGTTAAAGAGTTCAAAGAATTTTGGGAATCTAACAACGGTGTTGGGGTAATCAATTATGAACTAGCATGGCGAAGAAAAGAACTAATTAAATTGAGTGATTTCACATTAATGCTAGATGAATCTTCTTTGATTCAGAATCATAAAAAGGCGAAACAATCAAAATTTGTTTTATCACTAAATCCCGAAAATGTGATTCTTCTGAGTGGTACACCAGTAGGGGGTAAATATGAAAATCTATGGTCACAGCTCAAACTTCTAGGATGGAACATTTCCGAAGAATTATATGAACGTCAGTATGTTAATTGGACGTTAACAGATGATGACGGTTCGGGAATTCGTCACAAAATTGTTGACAAGGATAATCCGTATAAGAATGTTGAGCGATTGAAGTACAAGATGCGTAAATATGGGGCGGTTTTTATGAAAACAGAAGAATGTTTTGAACTACCCGAACAGAGGTTTCAAAGAATCAATGTTCCAAGTTCGAGAGAGTACAAAGTGTTCATGGAACACTCATATATCTGTATAGGTGATGAAGAACTTATCGGTGATAACACATTATCGAAGGTGTTATATGCTCGTCAATTGTGTGGTCAATACAATCAAGAGAAGCTTAACGCGGTTCGTGAATTGTTAGAAAGTACGAATGATAGGGTGATTATATTTTACTCATTCAACGCTGAACTAGAGCATTTAAAACGGATTTGTGAACATCTGAATCGTTCGGTTTCCGAAATCAACGGACACAACAAGGATTTGACAGCGTACAACGAGGATTCATCAAGTGTAACGCTCGTTCAATATCAAGCGGGTTCGAAGGGTCTAAACCTTCAGAAATGTAACAAGATAGTGTACTTCACATTACCGTTATCAAGTGAGGATTTTGAGCAATCGAAAAAGCGAATTCATCGAATCGGACAAAATGAAACGTGTATCTACTATCTGATGATTTGTAAGAACACTATCGAAGAACATATTTTGAAAACTCTTGAAATGCGAAAGGATTTTACGGATGAACTTTTTACTTAAATTTATGGGTGTCTTGATTATATATTCAATCGCTGGGGATATCGAAACAGAACCAAATATAAATTGGTCATCGCTATTAATTAAGTTAATTCTAGGGGTGATTTTAATCACTACAAACAAGGGGGTAAAAGATGAATATTGAACTTCTCAATGAAGAAAAGGATTTCAACGAAAATGAATTAGTTGTTTTCGAAAAACAGAATCTTGCATTGTTCAAGGGTCTTGCTGATGCAACCAAGGCGAAAAAGAAACTTGAATCAGATGAAAAGAAACTAAAAACAAAACTTGAAAAGTTGATGGATGAATACGGTATCAAGTCAATTGATAATCAGTATATCAAAATCACAAGGGTGAACGGTTCAACTTCAACAAGTATCGATACAAAAGAACTTGAGAAGGAAGAACCAAAGTTATATGCCGAACTGCTGGAAGATTATCCGAAAATCACAACACGCAAGGGTTCAATCAGATTCGAGGTGAAATAGATATGACACGTTCGGAAATTGCCAAACTTAGACGAAACGTTCAATTGAGATTGGATAAGAAATTAAAGTATGAGAATGTGAAACATAAAAATTTCAATTCTAAAGAATATATCGGTTATAAAAATGGCATCTTGACAGCTAAATCGATAATGAGTGATATATTCGCACAATTGGAGCGTGAAAATGGGTAAGGAAAAATCGTTTGAAACTAAGGTTAAAGATTACATTGAAAGTTGTGGCGGTTGGTTCATCAAATATTGGGGTGGTGGTAAATACACTAAAACTGGAATTCCCGATTTGCTTGCTTGTATAAACGGTGATTTTTACGGAATAGAGGTTAAATCAGAAACGGGAAAACCTTCAACACTTCAGTTGATGAATCTGAACAAAATCAATAATGCTGGTGGATATGCGATTCTCTTATATCCTAAAGATTTTGAGAATTTCAAGAAGTTAATTCAAGGTGATAAATCCGTATATGCGGAATTAAAAAAGAGGTGGTTAAGCAAATGGGAGAGTCAACGGCAACAGATATTACATTGATAATATGTACAACGTTAATCGTTTTAACTTGGATAACGAACAGGAATAAGCGATGAAGATACATTTTTCAACGGTAGAACAATTCGAAAATTGTGAAATGCGGTACAAATTGCAGTATATCGATAATATCGAAATTATCGATTCTGATGACCCTCAAAATCCGTTAAGGATTGGTACAGCTTTACATAGAGCGATGGAAGTTGATTCAGAAACCGCAATCAAAGAATACTTGATGAGTTATCCAATAATCACAGATAAACATATAGATGAGGTTATCAAGTTAGAATATTGGATTCCTAAAATCAAGAAAATTGTACCCGAAGGATTGCACGAAGTTAACTTCAGTAATGATTGGTACGAAGGAACAGCGGATTTATTAGTTCCATGTGGCAACGGTCAATATGATTTATACGATTATAAGTATTCGAATAATGTTGACCATTATATGGAATCAAGGCAGTTACATGTTTATAAGTATTTCATAAAAGAGATACTTAACATCGATATTCGGAATATGTATTTCGTCTTTGTTCCGAAAACAAACATTAGACTGAAGAAAACTGAAACGCTCAAAGATTTCAGAAGTAGGATAATTGATGAACTGAACAAGCTAGATATAACAATTAAGGAAGTTAAATATCAAGAAAATAAAGTCATCGATTTTCTAAAATCAACAATAAAACTAGAACGAACAGAGGAATTTGAGAAGGTTCAATCATACTTATGCGATTGGTGTGAGTATCGAGAACTATGTATGGAAGGAGTAAATTATATGATTTTACCTAAGGCAGAACGTAGAGAAGTTGGAACAGCTACAAAACGCAAGTTGTGGCTATATGGTGGAGCATTCAGCGGGAAAACAACATTTATGGATTCCGCACCGATGCCAATAAACCTTAACACAGATGGTAATGTTCAATTCGTCACAATGCAGTATCTACCAATCAAGGATACATACGAGGGGAGAATCAAAGTTCTTGCATGGGAGAATTTCAAGAACGCAATCGGGGAATTAGAGAAGAACGATAACAATTTCAAAACAATCGTTGTTGACCTTCTCGAAGATACATACGAATCTTGCAGATTGTATATGTATGACAAACTCGGTATTGATCACGAATCAGATGATTCATTCAGAGCGTGGGATAAGGTGAGAACTGAATTTCTATCAACAATCAGAAGATTGATGAATCTCGATTATGAAAACATTGTTCTAATCAGTCACGAAGATACATCTAAGGATATCACAAAGAAAACAGGCGATAAGATTACAGCTATTAAACCAAATATCGCTGAAAAGGTTGCTAATAAAATCGCTGGTATGGTTGATATTGTGGCGAGGGTTGTTGTAGAGGATGACGGAACGAGAACACTAAATTTCAAGTCAAACGAAGTGGTATTTGGTGGTGGTAGATTGAAGAACATCACACATACATCAATACCGCTCGATTGGTCAGAATTATGCAAGGTATATGACGAAGCAAACGAGAACGTTCACAAGGTCGATAAAACTGAAGAATCTGAAAAGGTTGAAGAACCTAAAAGAGGGAGAAGAAAGAAGAAAGAAGAAACAGAAGAAGAACATGTTCAAACTGAGTTCGAAGAAATCATAAACAAAGAAATCATGGACGATATTCCCGAAGAAGTTGAGGAAGTGGAAGAAGAAGAAAAACCAAAGAGAACTCGAAGAACTAGGAGAGAACGCAATGTTGGTTAGGAAACTCAAAGAGCTTGGATACTGGGATGGATTGATTAAAACATATCATGAGAGTGGTAAGAATGCCATGATTAAGGCACTCAACAATCTTATAAACAACAATCATGATTTATCATTCGCATTTAATGCACAAGCTCACGATTTGTGTAAAGACTATATCGTATATCTAATGGAAAGAAATAAAAAGAGAGGTAAATAAATATGAGTATTTTCGATAAGTGGGATAAGAAGGTTGATAGCAAGGCACTATCTGAGGACGTTCAAGAAGTTGAGAAAAACGGTGGAGTTGGAGAATATGAGGAAGTTCCAACGGGTAAATACGAAGTGAACATTGAGAAGATGGAAATCAAGGAAACTAAAAATGGTGACCCGATGTTCAGTTGTTGGATGCGTATCCTTGCGGGAGAATTTGAAAACAAACTTCTATTCTACAATCAAGTAATCACGAAGGGTTTTCAGATTGCACTAGTAAATAAGTTCCTGAGAAGCCTTGAAACTGGTATCGATGTTGATTCATTTGTTGGATACCGTGAGTATAACAATCTGATTATGGATATTCACGNGGATTTGGCTGATTTTAGTTATGTGTATTTTAATAGATTTTAAACAAATTAGAAAGGGGATATGATGGAAATAAAAGCATATAATGAAATGGAAGTTCCAACGGGTAAATATGAAGTGAACATCGAGAAAATGGAAATTAAGGAAACTAAAAACGGTGACCCGATGTTCAGTTGTTGGATGCGTATCCTTGCTGGGGAATTTGAAAACAAACTTCTATTCTACAATCAAGTAATTACGAATGGTTTTCAGATTGCACTAGTTAACAAGTTCTTGAGAAGTCTTGAAAGTGGCATCGATGTTGATTCAACGTTCATTGGCTACAGTGCGTACAACAATCTGATTATGGATATTCACGAAGCTATTGATGATGCTGGTCTTGAATACATGATTGAGTATTCGAAGAACAAGAAGGATTATCCAATTTACACTGTTAAAGAGGTATTTGAAGGGTAAACGAATATGTTAGTTTACGATTTCGAAGTAGTCAAGCACGATTGGTTAGTGGTCGTGCTTGACCTACTAAACAAGACGGAACACACAATTGTTAATAATCGTGATGAACTGATTAATCTTTATGAGAAACATAAATCATCAATATGGGTTGGGTTCAATTCAAGACACTATGACCAATTTATATTTAAAGCGATTATATGCGGATTAAATCCGAAAGAGTGTAATGATCACATCATCAAGAACAATCAATCGGGCTACACATTTTCAAAACTGTTCAATAAGATTCCACTAAATAACTATGATGTTATGGAATCGGGAGATGGTGGATTGAAGAAGTTTGAAGGCTTCATGGGTAACAACATCAAAGAATCTTCAATATCGTTCGATATAGATAGGAAGTTAACCAATGAGGAACTCGAGGAACTAGCAACATACTGTAAGCACGATGTTCATCAAACTGCTGAAATCCTACTTGAACGTATTTCAGATTTTGAAGCACAGATGGAACTACTGAAGATGTATAAGATGCCATTATCGTATATATCTAAAACTAAAGTTCAGTTGAGTGCTGAAATCTTGGGAGCAACGAAAAGAACATACGATGATGAGTTCGATATACATATTCCCGATTGTGCAAGAGTTGAGAAGTACACGCAAGTTGTGGATTGGTATACCAATCCTAAAAATCACCGATACAAGGTGGGTAATAAGACTAATCAATTAGAGTTAATCATGGCTGGTATCCCGATGAAGTTCGGATATGGTGGTGTACATGGTGCGTTGACTAAATATCATGCGAAGGGTTTTTTCCTAAATATGGATGTTGGTTCACTATACCCAACGTTAATGGCATTGTTCGCTGAATACTGTTTTTCACGCTCAGTTACCAAAGAGGGGCGAGATAGATATATAGGTATATTGCATCACAGATTAAAGCTGAAAGCTGAAGGAAAGAAGAAGGAACAAGCACCTTTTAAAATCGTACTGAACGGAACATACGGGGCGATGAAGGATAAATATAATAAGTTGTATGATCCTAGAGGTGCAAACAACACTTGTATATTCGGTCAAATATTAGTCGGTGTTGACCTTCTCGAAAGGCTCGAGGGTAAATGTGAAATCATACAGGTGAACACGGATGGTATTCTAATCAGAATGTTCAACTATGATGATTACGCAATGATTGATGATATCGCTTATGAATGGGAACAGCGAACGGGGTTAACGCTCGAATTTGATGATTATGGATATGGTGAGATTTTCCAAAAGGATGTTAACAACTATCTGATAATAGATGAATGGGGTAATTATAAGGCTAAAGGTGAATACGTTAAGAAACTCAACAGACTTGATTATGATTTACCTATAGTTAATAAAGCACTCGTTGATTACATGGTCAAGGGTGTTCCAATAGAACGAACAATCAATAGTTGTAATGATTTGAAGGAGTTTCAGACGGTCAAAAAGATTTCATCAAAATATGATTCAATCCTTCACGGTGGATGTTGGTCAAGTGTTCAGCGAATCAATCCAGCAACTGGAAGATTGAAGATGTTCAGAGAATTCACGGGTGAACGGAAGTTACTCAATGAAAAATGTGTGAGAGCGTTCGCATCTATCGATAAAAATGATGGTGGGTTGTGGAAAACCAAGGGTGACAAAATCGAAAAAATCGAAAGTACGCCCGAACATGTATTCATTTATAACGGTGATGTTAATGATGTGAAAGTTCCGAAGAAGCTCGATAAGAGTTGGTATATAGGTGTTGCAAAAGATAGATTACATAAATTCGGAGTTGCTTATGAGTAAATGGAACGGTAACGATTTAGTTTTTAAAGGTTACGCAGTCGGCAAGGGTAAAAAACCAATACAAAAAGTTAAAAATGCGAATCTTAAATCATGGGATGATGTGATAGATTCCGAATCGTTCGGTGCAATTCTCAATTCTGAATTCATTGATATATCGTTTGATTCTGAAGAACTATCCGATATGTTCCTCGAAATGGCAGATTCTAACAATTGGAATTGTTTAATTCTTGAAAATCCAAAGAATAAGCACATACATACTTATTGGAGAAACCCCGATAAGAGAATCGCAAGAGGTGGAGAAGATAAAAAGTTAGCTGTTGGACTGATTGCAGATATTCATTCGGGTTCAACTTATATCCCCTTAAGGGTTAACGGGGTGGATAGATTCCCCCCACATTTCGAACCCGATGAAATAGATGTAGTTCCTAACGAATTGTTACCCGTTAATACAACTATAGATGTATTAGGATTATCGGAAGGTGATGGGCGAAACGGGGAGTTATACAAGTATATATTAGTTCTTCAATCTCAGCTAAATCTTAGTAGGGATGAAATAATCGAGATTTTGAAGAATATAAATAATCATGTGTTTGATGAACCATTAGACGATAACGAAATTGAAACAATTACACGTGATGAAGCGTTTGAAGCACCGATATTCTTTAAGAAAAATGCATTCTTATTCGATACGTTCGCAAGGTATATCAAGAATCAATATCACATCAAGCGAATCAACAATCAGTTACATATATATGATGACGGTATTTATACAGCATCTTATCGCTTGATTGAATCAAAGATGATTGAGATTATACCAAATCTTAAAGCTACACAGAGAAGTGAAACGCTCAAATACTTGGAGATTATCACACCTAATAATGAAGAACCATTCAGTTCGAATTATTTAGCCTTCAGAAACGGGATATTGAACTTGACAACAAAAGAGTTGTTACCGTTTTCGCCCGAATACGCTATAACTAACAAAATACCTTGGGATTATAATCCAAACGCATATGATCAAACGGTAGATTTAACACTAAATAAAATCGCTTGTAACGATGAATCAATTCGTTCATTACTTGAAGAATGTATCGGTTATTGTTTTTACAGACGTAATGAACTATCAAAATCATTTATCCTAACGGGTACTGGTTCAAACGGTAAATCAACATTCCTTGATATGGTTCGAAACGTACTAGGGCGAAATAATTATGTATCGTTAGATATTGACGAACTATCGGAGAAGTTCAGCACAACAACTATGTTCGGTAAACTTGCCAACATTGGAGATGATATATCGGATGAATTTCTACAGGGAAAAGCGATATCACAATTCAAGAAAATTGTTAGCGGTAATGATATCAAGGCAGAAAATAAAGGGCAAGATGTATTTTTCTTTAAACCCTCAGTAAAGCTATTATTTAGTGCTAACGAAATACCAAGGGTGAGAAATAAGGGGTTCAAGGCGATAAAACGAAGATTGGTAATCATACCATTTAATGCTGAGTTCAGCAAAGATGACCCCGATTATAAGTGGAATATCATCAGTTTATTAACAGAACAAACGGCAACAGAATATTTGATTCAGCTTGGTTTACAAGGTTTAGAACGTGTATTAATGAACAACGGATTCACCGATTCCGAAGCGGTAACAAAACAGATTGATGAATTCGAGAAGGATAATAATCCGATTATTCAGTTCGTGGACGAGTTCGGAGAAGATGCAATACTCAATGAATCAACATCAGAAGTATTCACAATGTATGATTCATTCTGTTATAAGAACGGGTTTTCGAAGGTGTCACAAAAAAAGTTCAGCATGGAAATAAAAAGATTGCTTGAATGTGAGATAGGAGATGAAAGAATCAATGGGAAGAAATGTAGAATTTTCAAAAATAGAGAACTATAACGTATTCAAATTAAATGTTGATAAATTTAGGGCAAATATCGATAAAGATTACATGTTACTTGGTAAATATAGGGTATTCAATAATATCGCATTAAATCGATATAATCCGATACTGTGCCACAACGAAACACAAATTGATTTCTCCGATAACGGTTTCACGTCGCAGTTTTACGAGGATAAAGAAAAGTTCGTAATTAGTTGTTATGCGTATGATGGTATCTGTGGTTTTAGATTCGATAGAGAAGCAAAATACTCAACTGATCCCGAACTATCGGGTATTGCTCAAATGACATTCAATTACATTGATGATTTGTTAGATGCTGGAATAATTGAGGTGATGAAATGAAATTCTATATGATACTATTCGCAACTGCGTTGATTTTGGGCGGTGTCGGTGTTCTATACATCGATACCAAACCTAAATTCGCAAATGATGCATTTCTAGCTTGTGACTTGATTTTAATCGGTTTATTTTCGAAATTATTATTATTATGGTGGTTGTTATGACGGTAGAACAGTTGATTGAATTATTGATGGTGTATCCACTAGATTATGAAGCTAGATTATCAACGATGAGATACACTGATGATGGTATTGATTTTGAAACTACACCAACTATGGATGTATATCGAGATTCTAAAACGGTGTATATAGAGGGGTAAATTATGTTAGCTAATGATTATCAAAACGCTTGTATGCGTACAGTTACAGAGGAATTCACACTTGCCAATGCTGGTCTTGGATTAGCTGGTGAGTGTGGTGAAACGGTCGATATTTTAAAGAAACATTTATATCATGGTCACGATCTCGACCGTGACGAACTAATCAAGGAACTCGGAGATTGCTCATGGTATTTGGCTGTTATAGCTAAAATGTGCGATATAGATTTATCTGAGGTATTCGAGAGAAACATCGATAAACTAATGAAACGCTATCCCGAAGGGTTTAGCAAAGAAAGGAGCATACACCGTGAAGATTAAAAACATCATGAAAGATATCATTGATTCTGAACGGTCATGGATGTATGAAATCATCGATAATGATATAGCACTTATGAATCCCGAAGCAACTATACTATATCGTATACCTTATGATGAATTTATGATTAATCTTGATTTTCTCAAAAAGAAAACAGTGAGAATAATGTTCGCAAAACGTGAATTGGAAGAAGTAAATTTACTTCCTCAAGAGAAACAAATCAACAAACATAAATGTAATATTTTTAGAAATAATAGAATAAATATGCATTGCCGAAAAATTCTTTTGAGAAATTTTGATACGAAACATTCAACATTTTGGTCACAGGGTGGACATAATCCGATTTATGTAAAGGAAGGTGACAAAATTGTCGGATTGGTTATGCCACTCCGAATTAGTAAATAACACAAATTAATACATAAATTTTATAAAAAATAACAATGTGGTGACCATTTGTTCAAGATGTG